GAGAGCTGTTCGTACTGGTGTTCATGTTGATATTGTATCTCAACTAAAGAAGACAGATAAAGCTTATGAAGAAGGTGATCGTATTACTCTACAGGATCTTCGTGGTTCAGGTGCATTGTCATCAGTACCAAATACTGTAGTAGCTCTTGAGCGTGATCGTCAGAATGCAGATGAAACTATTGCGAATACAACTCTAATTCGTGTACTAAAGAATCGTCTAACTGGCCGTGCTGGTATTGCTACTGCTTTGTATTATGATCGCAAGACTGGTAGACTTAAGGAAGTTGGTTTTGCAATAGATGATGGTGGTCAAGTTGTATATGACCCAAATAATAATGTAACTCAAACAGAAGGAACTTAATATGCCAATAGTTGATATTGTCTTTGGTCTTGCTTGGGGCGATGAAGGTAAAGGTAAAGTTGTATCTGGTTATTGCCAGAAGTTTCCTTATAAGTATGTGTGTCGTTGGAATGGTGGACCTAATGCTGGTCATACAGTATATGTAGATGGTAAAAAGTATAAGACACACCAAATTCCTAGTGGTATCTTTCACAATAAAGATTGTATTATTGGTCCTAATTGTGTAGTAGATTATTTTAAACTACAGCAAGAAATTAGATATCTAGAAAATGCAGGATTTAATCCAATGGAAAAACTTTGGATTCATCCACACGCTAGTTTTATCACACCAGAAAATATTCGTTATGATGAGATGTATCTTCAGAAAGAACTAGGAACTACTGGTTGTGGTATTGCTCCATGTTATTCTGATAAGGCATTACGAAAATCTGCATTAGCAAAGAATTTTCTTAAGTCTGTTGAGATGGAAGATTTACTATGGCCTGAAGATAGAGGATTCTGTGGTAGTGATAGGATTCTTTGTGAGGGTGCTCAAGGTATGTGGTTAGATATTAATCAAGGTAATCCACCATATACAACTAGTTCAGAGACTTTGCCTTATGCTGCCTGTTCTCTTGGTTTTTCTTTTAGAGATATTGGAGATGTCGTTGGTGTTGCAAAGATGTATGATACTAGATCTGGTAATGATCCACGATTTCCTGAGTCTTTCTTAACTTGTCCTGAACGCTCAAAGATTGGAGCTATAGGTAAGGAATACGGCACTACTACTGGTCGCCAGCGTAAAGTTGATTTCTTAGATTTAAATAGATTATTGAAGGCTATTGATATTAGTGGAACAACAACTGTAATCCTTAACAAAGGTGATGTATTAAACGAATGCGGTATCTTTAAGTTATACTATGGTATGCCCGGAAATACTGTAACATTTAATACTCTTGAAGAAATGCAAGACTTTATTAGAGCACAAATTGATAATGCTACTTGGGTTGATGAAAGTTGTGTATATTTTTCTAATAGCCCAGAAACAATTCCACAGGAGATCACATGAAAGTAGAAGAAGATATTAAACTAGATTTTCGTGATGTTCTAATTAGACCAAAGCGTTCTACCCTAAACAGTAGAAGCGAAGTATCTATGTCAAGAACATTTAAGTTTAGTCTGCCATCAGGTCTTATGCAATGGACCGGAGTTCCTATTGTTGCCAGTAATATGGATACAATTGGTAATTGGGAAGTTGCTTCAGAACTTGCTAGCTTTGACTCACTAACTGCACTACATAAATACTATAGTGTAGATGAATGGAAAAACGCAAATGTTATGGCTGGTAATCTTTCAAATAACATAGTGTATACTATGGGTATGGGTAAAGATAACTTTGCTGAAGTCGATAAAGCTAGAAAGATTATTGATCTATATCCTAGTATTAGATTTATTTGTATTGATGTTGCTAATGGGTATACAGAAAAGTTTGTAAGATATGTTTCTAGTATACGAAGTTTATTTCCTCATCAAGCAATTATTGCTGGTAATGTTGTGTCCCGTGAAATGACTGAAGCTTTACTATTGGCTGGTGCTAATATTGTTAAGATTGGTATTGGTCCCGGTTCTGTATGTACAACTAGAAAGGTTGCTGGTGTTGGCTATCCGCAACTGTCATGTATCATGGAATGTGCTGATGCCGCACACGGACTTAATGGCTATGTTCTATCGGATGGTGGTTGCACTTGTCCGGGTGATGTAGCCAAGGCATTTGGAGCGGGTGCAGACTTTGTTATGATTGGTGGTATGTTTGCTGGTACTAATGAAGCTTCTGGTGAAGATGTGTATAACGAAAGTGATACAATTACTCACAAGAGATTCTATGGAATGTCATCAGATACGGCTATGGAAAAGTATTCTGGAGGTGTAGCTACCTACAGAGCATCAGAAGGTAAGACCGTAGATGTTCCATATACTGGTCCAATATCAGAAGTAATGAAGTCAATTCTTGGTGGTGTAAGATCAGCATGTACTTATGTTGGTGCTGATAAACTAAAAGATCTACCAAAAAGAACCACATTCGTTAGAGTTAATAGACAGCTTAATGATTTCTTTGAATAAGGAGTAGACTATGAGATTAGTACTTGATGTTGAAGCTAATGGACTAAATGAAGTTACTATTGATGGTAATAAAATTACTCCAGAAGCTACTATTATTCATTGTGCTGTAGCACACGACCTTGACTCAGGTACTACTTATAAGTTTACTCCAGAAAATATTATGACCCTAGTAAGTCTTTTAGATAAAGCAACCCTAATAATCGGTCATAACATTTTCTTTGATATCTCTGCTATTCGTAAGATTCTTGGTAATTTCAAGTGTACTAAATATCACGATACATTAATTATCTCAAAGTTAATGTACCCAGATATTAACGATCATCCTCTTGGTGATAACTCTCTTCAGTCTTGGGGTAAATTCCTTAAGAATGATAAGATTGATTATCAAGGAGGGTGGGAAAAGTTTAGTGATGAGATGCTTGTATACTGTACACAAGATGTTATGCTTACTGCTGAGATCTTTCGCTATCAACAATCTGTCTGCAAAGTACCACAACGAGTAATTCAGTTTGAGCATCTTGTATCTAAAGTACTTGCTGAACAAACCTTTACTGGTTTTGGTTATGATGCTGCTGGCGGCGACCGTTTAATTGGAGAACTTCTTATTGAGAAGGCTCAAATTGAAGACGAGATGCGTACTATTTTTCCAGATAAAGTCGAAGAAAGATGGTCTACCAAAACTGGTAAGCGTCTTAAGGATAAGATTGAAGTCTTTAATCCCGGTAGCCGTCAGCAAATTGCTAGTAGATTGTTTGATAAGTATGGATGGGAAGCACCACTAACAGACAAAGGTAATCCAAAAGTTGATGAATCAGTTCTATCAAAACTAAATTATCCTGAAGCTAAGAAACTAGTGCAATACTTTGACTGTATTAAATTAATGGGACAGGTTGAGGATTGGAATACAAGAATCCACCACTCTAGGGATGGCCGTGTTCATGGGCTTGTAAACGCACAGGGAGCCGCTACAGGGCGTTGCACCCATAGTCAGCCGAACATGGCACAGGTTAGCAAAGACAAGCGTGCTAGGGCTTTATTCTGCCCTATAGAGTCTGATCATGTTCTTGTTGGCGCAGACTTGCAAGGTCTTGAGTTAAGAATGCTATCCCATTTTATGGCTAAGTATGATAATGGTAAGTATGGTGATAAGATTCTTAATGACGATATTCATACTTATAATCAAAAAGCAGCAGGACTTCCTAATAGAGATGCTGCCAAAACCTTTATCTATGCTTACTGTTATGGTGCTGGAGATGAAAAACTAGGTAAGATTATTGGTGGTAATCGTAATGCTGGTAGTCAGATTAGGTCTAAATTCCAAAAAGAAATTCCTGCATTAGATAAAGTTCAACAAGAAGTAAAATATTCTGTTGCAAAGACTAAAGGTGTTCAGTTACCAGATGGTCGTACTGTTCCAGTAAGATCAGAACATGCAGCACTAAACACACTACTACAAGGTTCTGGTGCTATCGTAAGTAAACTATGGATGTGCATAGCTTATGTAAACCTTAAGAAAAAGTTTGGTAATGCTGTTAAACAAGTTGCTTATGTTCACGACGAACTTCAATATTCATGTCCTAAAAATATAGCAGATGATGTTGGTAAAGTTATAACTGCTGCTGCTACCGAAGCTGGCGAAAAGTTGGGGCTTAAGATACGGATTGATGCCAATTATTCTATAGGTAAAAACTGGAGTGAGACACACTAATGAAAGCAGAAATATATGTAGCATTCTATGATTACTCTGCTGGCTTAGGTTGGTGGAGAACTCAATTAATTAAAACACTAACAAGATCTAAGGTAAGCCATGTTGGTTTAATATTTAGTTTTCCTTTTGCTGATATAACTCCTATGGTTATAGATGGTAAAGAAACTAGATTAATGACTACATTTATTTTAGAACAAAAAGGTGGAGTATTAATCTATAAAAAGTTTATGGGTACTTATGATACTTGTTTAGAAGATATTAAACAGTTGGCTAAAGAGCATCCAATTTGGACTTGGTATAAAGTATTGTTATGGTATTTGTTTGGTAGGTGGATTGGTATTAAGCCTAATCATTGCGGTACACTTGCTGCTAACTGGCTTAATAAAAATCTAAAGTATAATTTCAAACTAGGACACACACCGCATCTTTTTATGCAGGAGGTAAAGAATGATTATCATTATGATTGGCGGTAAGGCTAGAGTTGGTAAGACTACTCTTGCTAATGTAGTTGCGGAGTTCTGTGTAAACAATAACTTTACACCAAAAATGGTTCCATTTGCTTATGGTATTAAAAAAGCAGCAGAACTAAAAGGATTAACAAAAGATAATAATCCAAAAGAATATCGTGAGTTTTGCCAAAATCTAGGTGAATCTATGCGAATTAAAGATCCAGATCATTGGGTAAATGAATGGAAAATAAAGGTTGAGCAGATTGCTAAAGAAGAACAACTTGCTTTACAAGATCAAGAAAACCTTGATACATTTAAAGAGCGTGTAGTTATTGTAGATGACTGTCGTTATATGAATGAAGTCGCTGCCGCTAGAGAATATAATGCAAATACAATCTTTATCAAGCAAGGTAAGAGAAAGTTATTTGATGATGAAGGTGAGTGGAGAAATCACCCATCAGAAGAAATGGCTAATAAGATTGAATCAAACGACAAAAACTATGGAGATGTCTTTAAATTCAAGATTCCAAATGATAGTTCTTTAGTTGTCTTTAAAAAGCACATACTAAAAAATATTCCAGTTTGGTTAAATCTACTAGCCGATAATAGTAAAGCTGAGTGTGATTGCGAAATTTGTAAGTCTAATAGAGAAGGTCGTGATCCAGATCCAGAAAAAATTATTGAAGAACTAATGGATCTTTTAGAAAAAGCTCTTGATGAGGAGGATAAACGATATGAAAGCGATTCTTGATGGAGATATTCTTGCATATCGTATAGCCTTTAGAGCTGATTCTGAAGGTATAGAAGATATTGATCTATGGGTTCAGGATGCTCTAGATGCTTGGACACCATCACAAGCGACTGAAATAATAGTCGCTTTTTCATGTTCAAGAAAAGACAACTTTAGAAGAAAGTTATGGGACTTATATAAAGCCCATAGAGATACAAATAAATACGGCCCTGAATCAAGGCTTGAGGTTGAGGAATCAATCAAAAGTCATTGTAAAAAGTTTGTTGTAGGCAACCAGATAGAGGCCGATGACTTTATGGGTCTAGCTGCCTCTAGCCCTTCTAGGGGCTGTATAGCCGTCACAATCGACAAGGATCTCCGTAGTGTACCGGGATGGCATTGGAACCCAGATAAGGAATTAGAACCAATCCTACTAACAGAAGAAGAAGCAGATAGAAACTTCCATATTCAATGGTTAACAGGTGATACTACAGATAATATTCCCGGTATTTGGAAAATGGGGCCAGCTAAAGCATCTAAGATTATAGATAGTGTTTCTATTTCTAACAGAACTCAAGCTGTTTTAGCAACATACGAGCAAGCTAAAGATAGAGATAAAAATAAATACACTTATGATTATTCCT